TAAAGGATATAGTAACCTTTATAGTTAACAATTACGATGCTAGTGTCGAGTACATCAACAACTTCATTCGAACCAGACTCGACGCAAGTTTAGACGAAGAAGATGAAATTCCACCACCTTTAGACTATAAACGGTTGACTTACCAAATAGGTGAACACACCGAAACTATAGATCTGGAAGAAGAGGAATCTGACTCGGTAAGAGAAGCACTTGAAGATATTTTGAGTGGCTTGAAAGAACAATACGATCGGTTAGACAACGAAACAGTAGTTGTACAAAGAAAAGAGCTAATGGATCGACTTTCGAGCGTAACTAACGTGACTAAAAAAGACTTGTGGAGCCAAATCAAAGAACTAACCGAGTGGAAAGATAGCAAAACTGAAATTTTAGATGGTTCTTTCAAATACAAAATTGTATACTAGTTTTAAAAACCTATGCTCAACTTAGCTTTAAATATTAAAAAAGTGGTTACTATCCACTAGCAATTTTAATGGTCTAAAAAACCATTAAAGTTAAAATTGATAATTCAAGCAAGGGGGTAACCCACGGTAACTCGTACACAAATTAAAAAAGTGTCAAATATCAAGAACATAGTCAAACCTAACAACACATGAAAGTCGCCAAGTGAAATGCAGAAAATTGAAATCTTTTTCAAAAAAAATATCTAAATAAACAATATAATGGCACTCATTATGGAAATTATGAAAACTATTGCAGATCCTATTGCCGAATTATCGGTATGGATCGAAGAAACCTATAACGTTGATTCTTCACAAATCATGTCAAAATGGCGCGAATTAACTGGTATGAATATCAGTATTACAAACGGTCAAGTTTCTCATGACAAAGTTCAATCATTAGAAGTCGATTCGACTACTTCACCCAAATCAAAGAAAATTCCAAGAACTAAAGACGTTTGTCAACATATTTTTATGGGCGGACAAAAAGTAGGTGAACAATGTAGTACTAAGCCTAAAGGTGGAGCATCATTTTGTAGTGCACATCGACCTAAAGATAGTGTTACAAAATCTTCAAAAGATAAGGAGATCAAAAGCACTAAAAAGAAAGAAAAAAAAGAAGTTAAACAATCAGTGATTGACCCTGAATTTAACAGCGATTCTGATGGAGAAAAAGACCATTTAATGAAAGCTACGCACAAAAAAACAGTTTCAAAAAAAAAGGTTAACAACAACACTGATGTAGATTCCGATGGGGAAATTGTTTATGCTCAAAATTCACCAAAAAAAGAAAAACCATCACGTAAAAAGAAAAATACTGTAGTTGTGGATGATTCTGATAATGAAGTTGTTGAACCTAAACAATCTACAAAAAAAGACCTTGACTCTGAAGATGAACCAACCACACCAGTTAAACCACTTTTAAAAAAGCAAATTAAAAGTAAAGGTTCTTCGGAGGCAAAATTAGATAAAAACATAGATTTAACAGATGAAGAATAAATTTGACCTTATTTTTTATTTTTTTATTTTTTTATGAGTCAAACTCATAAAAAAGTGTAAAAAACAGCATAAACAAGACAATAAATGCAATCGGTGTCAAAAAATAAAAAGGTTACTTTTAATCTTAAACCATGTATAATAATTATACCTTTTGAAGATAGAAAAGGACCTTGGGAAACTTTCGCTATCGATAGGTATAGATTTCACCAACGCGCGCTTAAAGTTGAACAACAAATTAAATGGTGTTTTGAACCTTCTCATCGGAATAAAATTATCCAAAATAAAAGTATGAAGTAGCTTGAATAGACCTCGTGTAGAAATAAAACATTAAGAAAGGTATCCATGTTCCCTTAATCGCAAATGTAAAAACGGTCCAATATCATTTAATTTAATGGTATAAGGAACCTCTATTAAAGTCACACCATTTTCTTGGCACATTCGTCGTTTAAGTTCGTCTCTGTATTTTTGGTTGGTTGCAGCATCTGTATTGCGATGAAAAAAAGAAGTAAAAGAATAGTGTTGTTGACCATTATATTCAACTCCCAATTTTAAAGTATCATTATAGCAGTCAATTTCTAAATTATTTCCAGTAACTGGGTTTCTCAGAAAGTTCGGTCTAGCCTTAGGAAATGGTTGTTGAAATATAGTTTCTAAAAATTTTCTACATTCACTTTCACCTTTAGATTCTGATTTATTTTCGGATTGAAATTGTGCTGGTTGCGACCTGTACATATAAATATTATCAAAACTAAGATTTTTAGTCCATTTACCTTTTTGCCTAGTCAACTTTCTCTGTATGAGGACAAGAACCATTATACCTAAACACGCAAATAACAAGGCATACAAATACCAACCGTCGCCATAGTTTTGAAAATTAAAAAAACTATGGTTTGTTTTATCATCTTTTTTTTTTCTTTTTTCGTTAAAAGGCATTTCACGGTTTTGGGTATTTAAAGTCATTTATTAACTCATGTTTCAGTATACGTAGGTATTTGTTGTTCCCATCAAAAGTTTACTTTAATGGTTGTTTAATCCATTAAAGTAAAACATTCTTAGATTAAAGTAGTTTTTACCGTTTTTAGCGATAGTTCAACTTTAAGTTCGGCTTGTACTGTGGTAAAAGTTCTTTTAACCATTTCTATCGGATGAAGCTTTGCTTCATCCTCTTTTTGGTAGCTAGCTACCAAAAACCCTTCAACTTTATTAAAGTTCATGTCTACCTTAGAAACTTCTTTTATAGTCGGTTCCAACGTAATAGACTTTAATTTTATGCTTAAATTGGTCTTCAATTGAATCCTTAATTGTAGATTCGATGGTATACCGAGTTGACCATTTATATTTTAAAAAATGAAAAATTTATTAACTAATGGTTTGAAGTAATAAAGTACCATGAAATGCAGAAAATTGATTTGAACTCAAATAAAATATTTAAAATAATAAACAATACAATGGCTACAAAAACAATGACCTCGTTGAAAAATGAAGACTCTTTTGTTGGATACAGCAAACTGTCTTATCACCAATACTATACTGAAGATTCCGATGAAGAATATTCAGATGATGATGATTTTTATGATCATTATGAACCTTACGAAGAAGAATTTGATAATGGAGAATATCAACCATTTAATCCGGAAGAAGAAGAGAGGGAATATCGTTCTTACATTTCTCCAACTTTGACTAAAGTAGTCAAACCATTCATTTGGATGAATAGTCCAACTAAATCAGCTCAAACTTCTCCTACTAAATGTCCAACATGGTGGGATAAAAACACTGTTATTGAAGAAGAAAAACGTACAATTAATGGAGTTCTCAATTATGGCGCACTTTTACCCCCACCAACACCAAAACCTAAACTACAAACTTCGAAAAACAACTCGACGACTACTAAGAACAATGTAACCACAAAGAAAAATAAAAAAAGTAAAGGAGTAAAAAATACTACCACTAACTCTGGTGTCAGCACTAACTCCGGTGTCAATAACTTGTATAAATCCACCATAACTAATACTACTCCTAAATTACTTAAATCTAATACCATCGACGTTACTCCTAATACCGCCGCATCTACTACTATTGAAGTCCAAAAACCTACTCGATTCTGTTTATCTATCATAAAACATGCTAAATGCTTCCATAAAGATAAATGTCGTTTTGCTCATGAGTATTCTGACCTTAAAGAATGCAATTTTGGAGACAGATGCAAAAAAATAACTGTGGTTAAAACTAATCCTGACGGAACGCTTGAATTAAAAAATAAAAATACTGTTAATGGTGGTATTTGTTCATTCAAACATGCCAAAGAATCTAAAAATTCTTACTTGAATAGAGTACCTCAACAGCATACTTCTCCCAAAAGATCTTAAATTATTTTTAACCAATTTTTAACCATAGATTGTCTTGTCCTTTTATGCCCAAAGGGCATCAAAGGTCTTAATTTTTTAAAAATGAATATTCGAGTATAAAAAAAATATAATAAAAGCAAAATGGTGAAGCTTACTTTAAAAAATTTTAGATGTTATACATCTCAAGTGTTCGAATTTGAAGATAACGATTTAACACTTATTAGTGGTCCAAGTGGCCGTGGAAAAACAACTATTCTTTTAGCAATACAATTTGCACTTTATGGTTCTTCTAACCATAAATATTTAGTTTCTCATAACAAAACTAGTTGTGAGGTTATTTTAGAGTATAAAAATTTTAAAGTTAAAAGAACCAAACGACCAAATATTTTGAACCTCGAAATGGGAAACAAGTTCTATGAAGATAAAGAAGCACAAGTTTTAATTAATAAATATTTTGGAGCTGCGTTTGGAGCTGCAAACTCATCTTTATTTTTTATGGATCTCACAACCGACCAAAAGATGGAATTTTTAGAAAAAATTGTTAATACGGATTGTGATGTAAAAGAGCTTAAAAATAAAATTAAAATAGAAATTTCTAATTTAAACAAAGAATTAGCCATAATTGATGGTCAAATTTTAAATACCGAATCTATGCTTGAAATAATCCATCAACCTTTGAAAGTTGAAAAACCAATCAACGAAGGTGAAGAAGAACTAACAAATTTGAGCGAAGAAGAATTAAGTTTAAGGAAAGAAGATATCCTAAAACAAATAGAAAAAAATCAAAGAAAAAAGAATAAACAACGCGATTTTTTAATACAAAAAGGTATGATTGAATCACAATTAAATGAACAAATTAACGAATTGAATGAAACTCAAATTGACCATAAAATTCAGAATAAAATCGACAAATGGTCTCAAACACTTACTAATTTAAAAGTTAAAAACAACCATATGTCAAAACTTAAAGATCAATATTTAATAGCCACAGAAAACCTTAAAGAATTAGAAAAATATACAGTAGAAGAAAAGGATCTTGAAACCATAAATTCTAAAATTAAACAAGTTGATGAAGAATTAGAACTATCTATTAAATTAATGGACTTTAAAACTTTAGAACAGTTGACTAAAGAATATAATGATAATTTGGACCAAGAAAGAGAACTTTGGCAAAATAAAGTTAATTGTCTCCAAAATCAAATTAACACTCTTAAACTTCAAATTCAGGACATAAATCAACCATTAAAAGTACTAGAAAAAATTATGTTAAAATATAAAGATTGTGAGACCTTTAATTCTAAAAATAGTTTAGATGCTATTAAAGAAGAAGTTCAATCATTAAAATTAAAATTTTTTAAAAGCTACACTTGTAGTAAATGTAACCACAACTTTGTTATTCACATGGATACTTTTGAAATGGCTTCGGAAGAGGATAGCTCGACCAATAACACTGGTCGTGCAAAAGTTAGTGACTTAGAACAACAAAACATAGAACAAGGTACTAAACAATCATTAAAAAAAGTCAAAGAACGATTAAACACGCTAGAAAACTTGAGATTGCAATATGAAGAAAATCAACTATATTTAGAAAAAACTGATATTAAACAAATTGTGAACAAAATTAACCTTCTTCAAGAATATGATAGATCAATAAAAAGTTTAAAAGAATTTGGTAACTTTCAACCATCACTTTCTTTGTCAAAAATAGAAAAAAATATAATAAAATTAAAGTCAACTTTACCTTCTGATTTTGGAATAGCAGAACAAATATTAATAGGTTGTAAAGAACCAGATTTATTGAAAGATGAGAAAAGAGATCTAGTGGTGCAACAAAATAAAATAAAGCAGCAACTAAAGATTAAAAATGACCTTCTCAAGAAAACGATATTAAAGGAAGAATATGATCCCGACGAACACTCTAACATTATGAGTGAAATTAACCATCTTACCGATTTGCTTGATAAAGGTCGTATTGAACTTGAAAAATATAAAAATTTTATCAAATATCAAGAACACATTAAGATGCTTGAAGGTAAAATTCAAGCTTTAAATACTGAAATTAAAAATTTAAATTATGAAGATAAAGTACCAGAATTAGAATTGTCTTTAAAAAATGTAGAAGATGGTTTACATTTTTACACAAAACTCAAAAAATACAACAATTATTTAGTAGAATTAAATAAATATGAAAAGGTTAAAAATACCTTATTCAATTTGATTGAAAGAAAGAAAAATGTGGAACAAATCTACCTTAAAACGCTTATTTTTAAGCAAAAGGTTATTGAAGCAGAACAAGAATCGCTCGAAGGGATAATCAATATCATCAATACGCATTTAAACTTGCTGCTAGAAGATTTTTTTTCGGAAAGCTTTGGAGACCCCATACAAATTTTTTTAGAGTTAACAAATGACAAAAGACCACAAGTTAATACAGTTATTAACTACAAAGGAAATAAGGTAGATTATAAGTCTTTGAGTACTGGCGAATATGCACGTGTAAAATTAGCTTTTGATTTAACCTTTAAAGAAATATTAGGGGAAAGTATAATCATGTTAGATGAATGTACGGCTAACTTAGACCAAGATTTGAGCACAAAAATTTTTAACAAAATAAAAGGTTATTTTCCATCCAAAACTATACTTGTAGTTGCACATCAAGTTGTAATGGGTACATTTGACCACGTTTTGAAGATTTAAAAATGTCAATTGAACGTTGCGAATACGTATTCTAACTCTTTTTTATATATTTTTATTAAAAACTATTAAATAAAGATGAGTACCACTTTGATCGACCCAGTTAGTATGACTACAGAAGACGAAGCCCGTTGTTGGTTTCTTGTAGC